ACAAATACAAGAAGAAAGTTAGAAGAAACCATTACGGATATAGAAGATGATATTGATGAGTGGGTAGGATACGAACAAGAATATACATTATTTGTAAATGATACACCATTAGGTTGGCCTGTTGTTGGTGAACCTAAACCACAAGGTGATTACTATTGTGGTAGAAATGTCGGTGAATATATTTCAAGAGAACATTTAAATGTTTGTATTGAAGCAGGTATTAGTATTTGTGGAACAAACGCAGAAGTGATGTTAGGTCAATGGGAATATCAGATTGGTGCAGGTGGTTCAATACATATGAGTGATGATTTATGGGTTGCTCGTTGGTTGTTGGAAAGAATTTGTGAGAAACACGGAGTAAATGTTTCATTACACCCTAAACCACAAGAAGGTGATTGGAATGGAGCAGGATGTCACACTAACTTTTCTACAAAAGAAATGAGAGAAGAAAATGGTGATGTTAAAATTGGTGAGGCAATAGAAAAATTAGAACCAAAACACCAAGAACATATTGAAGCTTATGGTCAAGATAACGACCAAAGACTTACAGGATTACACGAAACTTGTGATATTGATACTTTCAGATGGGGAGTTTCAGATAGAGGAGCGTCAATCAGAGTTCCTTGGC